GCATAGTTCAATGCATTGTAATTAGCTACTTGTAAGAAACAACCGTATAATTCCCAAGTTTCAAGAACTGCCGGTGCTGATGCTCCGTTGCCACCGTCTAATATTTCAACGTTAACTTGAAACTTATAGTCTTGCCCGGTTGCAGCACTAGCTTGTTCTACAAAGTCCAATTGCTTTTGCAATTGTTGACCGACTGCTCTAGACACGCTTCCAGTAGCATCATCTCTGACGTTTACTGTGAACGGTGCCCAAGAATGCTTGCCCGCCAAGTATAGAGTAGAGTTGTATACTGGTATTGTGATTTCGGTGAAAGTTAAGTTAGGACGTGAGCAATCAATAACTTGCTTAGTTAATTGCAATCCATTAACTGCATCAACACCGAAATTCAAAAAGTTAACTCTGAATCTATATTGTAGTTTAGGCATCAACATGCCTTGATTGCCACCAGCATTATCGCTGGCTACAGTCATATTAAACAAACTTTGGCTAGCTGTCGCCATAAATTATTCTCCTTGTGGCACTTTGGCCGTTAAAATTTTCTGAGAGCAAAAATCAACACGCCACCTTGACATATTATTTATCACTCGCAAGTTGCCACATTGTGGACATATTTTCATATTAATACTATTTATCTTTAATGGGTGCCCCTTCCGAGGCACCCATTTTACTTACGCACCTGACAGTTCACCGGTGTTCAATATACGAACTGGGATGTAGATAAATTCAGCTGCCTTAACCGGCTCCACCGCAACGTCGATCCAAAGTTCATTTCTATCGATTCTAGCAGGAGTATTGTTTGACTCATCACACACCACTAGATAATCGTAAATGCCGCGTTTTGCAACCAAGTCAATCATTAACGATTCCATTACGCCTGCAATCTGTTTACGTGTTAATGCATCGTTAGGTTCAAACACAAACGGTCTTGCTGCTAGTGCTAGTTGACGACGCATATAAGCAATAAGTCTTGCAACGTTGGTTCTATCCAATGCGCTAGTCGAATTGAAGCTTGTTTTATTACCATAATTCAACAAGCCATTACCAGTGAAGAACACTAGTGGGTTGATGAAGTTAATGTATAGAACATCACGGATACCGATACGTGTTTTGATAGTCACAAATTCACCAGTGACTCTATTAATATAGCCAATGTTTGCTGCATTATCAATGATACCGCGGCGTGTTCCTGCTGCTGCTAACCAAGGATAAGAAATGGTGTCATTTCTTAAGAATGTGCGCAACATCATATGCGATGGGGGAACAGCAACTAAATTACCTGACAAGTCTGATGTGATACCACTTGGATAGAATAGACCCATGTATGTATTTCTAGAAACACAGCCTTCTTCGCCGGTAGATGTAGCACCAACTGCATTAGTTGCCCACGCTTGAATGTCGGTTGCACTATCAGCTAAGCCCATTGGGGTATCGCCTAAGATATATCCTGTTTCGCCGCGATCCGAATTCAATACAATCATGTTAGGTTGCATTTCTGGATAGTTAGGGCTAGCAATCAAGTTAAAGAAGTTATCTTCATCCCGAATATCAGTGTTAGTGTCAATCACTGAACGCAATGACTGAACTACCATTGCTCGCTGTGCCTTACGACCCATATAAGGTGCGCCATTCGACTGCAATCCGCTAACAGACAACCAAGTGCTGGTTTCAGTTGGCAATGCCTGTCCTGGGAAGTTAGTGGTATTAAAGTAGTTTGACTTAAACTGTTTAACATTGTAACCAGAACGACGGGTGTTGAATAACAGCATACCTGTAGGATATAGAGAATACGATGGAGCATCGATATCTAGATAATCACTAGTTAGCAAGCTAACTATGGTTGGTATCGGGTCATTTGTAGGACTAGTTGTGTCGTTAGTCGCCCAACGAGCATCTGCAAATACAACACCATTTGGATTAGTTTGATCGGTATTGTCAATCAAAACCCATTTATCTTCACCATCAACTGACTGCCAACGAGAAATTATCGGATAATTTTCTAGATCGGCAGTGCTTATCCAAAGATCACCGTATACAAGGGCTGAACTGTCGCTTTGGGTAACAGGTTCAGATGCGCTTATGATTGGGCCTGCAGGATCAGTAGCATTACTACCAGTTGGTGTCGGGAAGCCGTTGCTATCATAATTTTGATTTTTGTATCCGGCCCATGCACCATCATAGTTGACCATAATATCAACTTGATCTACTACACTGTAGAACCAATTTGCGTTATTTGCAGGATCAGCTACTGGCTCACCTTCATTTGAAGTGTATGTGAACTCTCTCCAATTACTCATCTGAACTGAGAAAGTTTGCACGGAAACAATGGCCGATGTTACTCCCTGTGTTAGACTAACTACTGCACCGCCTACACCTACTTCTGCAATAATTACAACTACGTTGTTGCTCGGGGTCGTGCCACCGTATGAAGCTCCGGGGAAGGTAACTGTATCGCCGACAGCATATCCAGTGCCATCATTGTCAAATGTAGTCGGATCAACCTGATAATAGCCGTATTCCATAGTGACATTAATGTCCAATCCTGAACCTACTCCCGTAGTAGCCGATTGAACCACTCCATTAAATACGATTGCTGAAGAAGGGCCATACTTACAGCCGTCTGTAGTGCCAACAATAAATCCTGCTGTGGATAGCATTCCATTAGTAACACCTGTTGCGCTGATGTCATTAATAATAATCACCCCACCTTCAGTGTGTGTTAATTGAATTGCACCGTCAGTAGTCACTGCAGCGGTAGTGAAGGGGATTGCAGCGGCAGACCATGCAGTCACAAACCCAGTAGCCGTAGCGTTGTCAGGTATAGTTAGAGGATATGCAGCAGATAGTGTTGAGCTACCCGGCGACGAGACAGTCACTGTTGATTGGTATGCGCCAGCCGAAAACACCGGATTAGCAACTGTGCCTGTAACTACGGTAGGACCAGTAGCAATTCTCTCCCACAGATAGACCGGAGATGGATTAAATTCACCATTAAAGGCATATTGTGCATACACACTACCTGCGGGAATAGCGCCACCGCCGGTCGAGTCAACCATTGAATCAACGGCCCAATCTGAGGGGGCCACTACCACTGTCTTGGGCGTCCAAGCAGCAATTGTTGCATTAAATTCTGAAACAGCTGGTGCTAGACCATTGCCGGATGCGCCAGTCTTAATCCATACCGAACCAGTTGGACGAGGATTTGCTTGACTTGCGCTCCATAATGGTTGCTCGGCTGAGGTACCATATTGCAATTTTGGTTGGTAGTAATCACCGACAAGAATTCCCATGTCATCAAGCACAGTGCCGGTATCGGCTGCGATATTGACAAACTGACTAGAGTCGTCATACCCTTCTATCTGCGTACCAAAGATACACAATTTACCATCTCGTACTGAAGCAGTCAGATATTTCCAGTCTAGCAAGTTGATCTCATTTGATACTGACCCCACACTACCATTTCCGCCGCCATCGTCTGGAACGGTAATTGTTACCGGAACTTCATTGTTGAGAGAAATAATGAATGTATCTCCTGCGTTCAACGTGGGCAAAGACTCAGTGCCCTGTACGGTCGGCCAATCTGCTTTCCATGCGGCGACACCAACCGCAATCCATGCGTTTGCAGTTGTTTTGTAGAAATATGTTCTTGATGAGGATGCTGTGGGAGCAGCAGTTATTTCTAATGCATTTACTGCATAGTCACCTATGTTACCAATGCTTGCTATTGGAAACCCAGCCGATAATTGTGCAGTATCCGTAATCACGATTGGAACTTGTCTAACAAACTGGCCCGTAGTAGCATTAAATTGATAAATGCCCCACTCAGTGTTGGTAGTGTCTAACCAATATGTACCGGTAGCTGGGTTGCCTGTTGGACGACCTGCCTGACCGACAAGACTTGCTAAATCAATGTCTGCACGAAGAACATAACAACGGTTAGTAACGCCAAGAACTGAATAAGCTGCCAAGAGCCCATATTCATTAAGCTCATATCCTTGGATAGGTGTTCCGTTAGTAGTAGTGTAGAAAAACGGATTGCCATATAAACTGACAAGATCACGTTGACTAGTAACTTGGAATAGTTTGCCCGCATTAGCTGCCGTTGTAGCCGGGGCTACTCCGGTACCAGTCGGGTCAGCTTTGTTTTGTGCTGTCGCCAACACAATAAGTGGGACAGAATTAGTTGGGGCTGGAAGATACTGACTCTGATCGATAATAGTAACTTCTACGCCTGGGCTGGTAAGACTCATTTGGATTCTCCTAATAATTTATATAAATTTCTTTTAGAAATTTTTAATGCTTCTATGCATTCTTTTTGAGTAGCATAAGTAACATTGTTGATTGTTACTTGTTTAGCTCTTGGGTTTTTACTGCCTGAACGATCAGGAAGATTAGACTTCATTTGAGTAAGTGAAGATTCTTTGTGCGTTTTACCATAAAAACCATTGGATTTCCCCGGATGTCCACACTTTAATCGTCTTTCATCTTCACTCATTGATTTCCAAGTTGCAGTGATAGTTGTTTTTATCTTACCTTTTTGTTGAGCAGTTAGGGTATGTTTCTTTTTATTCCATACTGCTTTTAAAGCATTCTT